ACCGCCAGGGTGGGGGTTTGGGTGTTTGGTGATGGCAGTCATTTCGTACTCCGGTTGTCATCCCAAAGCACCCTCGTGGAAGGTGCTTCAGTGATGCCTTGTTTGTTCAGCCGACCTTGCGCACCGATAGTCGGATACGGAAGCGGGCAGTGTTTCGGTGTTGTCCCTGAACTCAAACGCCGTATGGCGTCAGGGTCTGTCTCTATCGATGTTAAAGAGCGGCGAGACCGCTGGCCTCTGTCGCTGCTGTATGTCGCTGCGATGAGGTAAAGTTACCGTACGGTAATAATGCTCGTCAATACCTATTGGTAATAAAATATCTCGCAGGCGTAAAAAAACCCGCACAGGGCGGGCTTTTCGCTTGAGTGTCAGTAGTCAGGGCTGGCTTCCCAGGCGATATGGACGCCTCCGTCCTCTTGCCGCACGACCGTAACGCTCTCCGTATCCGATATCGCCTCGACGATTTCATCCCAGTCTTCTTGGGCTTCGTCTGCGGCCTTGGTGATCACGACCTTGCGTGCCAACTGGGCTGCAGGTGAGTTGATAACCGCTTTGATCCGGCCGCCGAGGACTTCGAGAGTGGTAGGGGGGGAGGCCTTGCGCTGGGATTTCGCCATGGTACTGCTCCGTGCGATGACTGTATGGTTAGACAGTATTCCGACAGGAGATAGAAGGCAACAAAAAGAGTACATATGTACTCTTTTGGCGATTAGGCATAAAAAAACCCGCGCTCGGCGGGCCTCTTCGTGGAATCCGGCTCAGCCCTGTTTAGGTTGTGGTTGCGCCGATGCGGCGGGAGCCGCCTGACTCTGCTTAAGCTGTCTTAGCAGCTCTTGAGTTTCCTTCAATACATTCTCATTAGCCGACTGAATCTTCTGTGCGTCCTGTCCTGAGGAAAATATTCCTGAAGCGCTGCTGATAATGGTCGAGTTGACGCCCCAAACACCTAATACGATTGCAATCCCAATCGTAAGCATGCCTCCAAGCGTTGCGCGATTTGAATTTCGGACCAACCGAACACTTTCAACTATTTTCGCTTCGAAGCTGTTGACCTTCGTGTCTATCCCGCTAATTTTTGTTGAAATACCATCCAATTTTGAATCTATTATTTTATCTCTGTCATCTAGCCTCAGGAGCACGGCCGCACTTCTTTCCGAGTGCGCGCTATCACGGGCATCCAATTCACGCTGGAACGCCTCATGGCGGATCGAAAGCTCCTTGCGCAGCAATTCATCGCGCAGCTCGAGCTCTTTGCGGTAGTCGGTAATTTCGGTCATGTCTTCAGTATTGCCGGGAAGGGGCTTGCTGTCCACGGGGAGGTCAGAAACTCGTACCCATCCCTCCGGCGGCCCTAATGCTTCAATCCAAGCAATCTGCTGCTCGCGTGCCTTTTTGATTTCGGTGTCGAGACGACGCTGTGCCTCTTCGACACTCAATGGCGCCTCGGATACAGAAGTCTTTACGTGTCCAGCCAGAATAGCGTCACGCAATGCTCGCGTGTTGTCTTTCCTGAACAGACCCCGAAAGTCTCTCGCAGCCTCATCTTTCGTCGCCCCCGGCTTCTTTGCTTGAGTCTTTTTCTGTTCTCCCTGATGCCGAACGACCATGACCCTTGTCCTCTTGAAGTGCTCGATGCAGGCTCAAATCCTTCCTAAGACCTTGCTAGGCCCCAGAATTGCACCGACATAATGGATTGTTTCGATATCTTTCCATGCAACCGTTCGCCGCTCTCCATATGCGGTGTTGATCGACATCAGGCTAACCCCTTCCTCGGTTTCAAAGAGCAGCTCTTTCACCATGCTTTGCCCGTCGTTGGTAGTGACCATCACGTATTCACCAGCGACCAGGCGGTGATTAGGCTCGCAAACAGCAACCCATCCGCTGCGTATTGCTGGAGCCATCGAATCGCCTTTCAATCTCAGCGCATAGGCGTCAGCGTCACGGGAATAGGTCTCGACCCAGCCGGCCGTATGGTCGAGGCCCGTCCAGTGACCTTCTGGTCCGAGCTGCGCAGTACCCACGATGTCAATTTTTCGCACTGCTGAAACAATTGGAGGGCCTGGCTCAACGTTGGATTCAAACCCGTTAACAGGCATCTCCTCAGAGTCGAGCGCGTAGCGCGGCAGCCCGAACGCCACTTCGACTTCTCTAGCGAAGTCTTCGCCGATCGTTTTCGACCCCGGTTTTGAGGGGTCCGACAAATATCTGGACAGCAGATTCTGCGGCTTATCGAGAAGCTCAGCCAGTCGCGACTGGGCGCCCCTGACGCCTACCCCAAATCTCTCGTTCATCAGTCGTTGCAGGTTGTGCCTGCGCACTTCGCGTATGTCCATGCGTTGGATTTTCTGTGTCCATTACTTTCTGGTAAATGACCAGTTGGTATTGATCTTTAGGTTACCGGTCGGTAATAATTATCTCCCAAAGTGGAGAGATGAGATGCGTACTAGGAATTCGACGTTGCTGAAGTGGCTGAAGACCGCAAGCGATGCGGCAGTTTCAAGCACCGGAACGAGTCGGGCATATCTGCGGCTCATTGCTTACGGACATAAAACTGCGTCAGCGGAAATAGCAGTGCGAACCGAGACGGCAACGAAGGGCGAGGTCACTCGCCAAGATCTTCGCCCGGATGACTGGCAGCAGATCTGGCCAGAGCTTGCGATGACTTGACGAAACTCGTGCTGTTCCGATGAGCCAATTATCCAGCAGGGCTCTAGATCGCAGTAGTGCAGTGGATTAGCTGTTGTTTCATCCAGTACCAAATCGCAGGCACAAAAAAGCCGGGATTACGGCCCGGCTTCTTCAACAACACTTGTGAGGTCCGATTATGCACACCACAAACACCCAGAGCAATAGGGCACCTGATTCGTCAGTTTTCCCGATGCGCCAGAATATGACTCGCCAGTCTATGTCTTCCCGCGAGATTGCCGAACTTCTCAATTCTCGGCATGACAAGGTCAAGCAGTCGATAGAACGCCTTGTCCAGCGCGGGACAATCGTCCAACCCCCAATGGGGGATGAACAAAATAACGATTCCCTCGGGCGCCCGCGTGCCGAATCCGTTTACCGGCTATGCAAGCGCGACAGCTTTGTCGTCGTTGCTCAGCTGAGTCCGGAGTTTACTGCGCGGTTGGTGGATCGATGGCAAGAGCTTGAAGATCAGGCTACTGGCACGCCGCGCATCCCGAGTAATTACGCGGAAGCTCTTCAGGTTGCGGCAGACCAGGCGAAAGAGAGCCAGCGCCTTCAGCAGGTTGTCGACCATCAGGCCCCAAAGGTGGCGGCGATCAATCGGCTTGCCGCCGCCGGTGGCGCTATCTGCATCAGCGATGCCGCCAAGCATCTTCAGCTTTCCCCGCCAACACTCTTTGCATGGCTTGAGGCGCACCGCTGGATATTCCATCGCGGTGGCTCGAAACGCTGGACTGCCTATCAACCCCAGCTGACCAAGGGCTTCATGGTCCACAAGGTCACAGAGCTGAAGCCAGACGCCGAGACGGGCGCAGAGCGAGCCGCGTACCAACCCCTGATCACCCCGAAAGGCCTCACCTATCTGGCCGAAAAGAATATTGGAGCAGCACTGTGAGTGTTCAAGCCATGGCCTGGGCGATGAAAATTCGCAAGGCTGACCTTTCTGATTCATCTGCCCGCCATGTCCTGCTATGTCTTGCCAACTACGCTGGCGTTGATGGTCGCGGTTGCTTCCCGGCGGCTTCCACGCTGAGCGAAGACACAGGCCTTTCTGAGCGGACTGTTCGCTACAAACTTGAGCTTCTGCGCGAAGCCGGTTGGATCGTCCGGGGCAACCAAGCGCTTGCCGCTGTTTACATCGACGAGCGCGACAGACGCCCCGTGGTGTATGACCTCCACCTGTCACGGGGTGCAAATTCTGCACCCCGGTCAAAGCGGGGTGCAGATGACGGCACGGGGTGCAACCTACAACAGGACGGGGTGCAGATTTCGACAGAACGGGGTGCAGAATCTGCACCCAATACACCACTTAACCATCAAGTAACCGAACAGCTGCAGCAGCGCGAGATTTCGGACGTTATCGACGAGCAGGATCGAAAAGCCCTGGAACCTTTCGATGACCGCCAGCGCTTTGCCATGTTCGCCACCTGGGAGGCTGACGAAAAGGGGATGTCTGATCAGATCGCCATCGCAGGCTTGCCGCCAGAGTCGGCTACCGAAGACGCGCTGAAGACGTTCAAAGGTTTCTTCGTTGCTCGCCCGTCCGTTTTGAACAGTTCCGCCGGTTGGTGCTTCGAGTTCGTGAAGTGGATCAAACGGCAGCGGGTGCAGGCTGCTGCATCCCCAGCAGAAGACGGTGAAGCTGTTCCAGGCAACTGGGCAGCGAAGGGGGTGGTGCTGTGAGCGGCCCAACCCGCGCCGGTTATCTGGTCGAAAAGCGTCAGACCAATGCGGCCTACCAATACACACCAGAGCCAGCAGTCGCGGTGGAGATTGATCCGGCGACACAGCAGGTCATCGACGAACTGTTCCTGCGGCTTCAAGGCGCATGCGGCGCTTGGCGTCAGTCCTGGCCCAGCCAGCGAATCATGGATGCGTCGAAGCTTGAATGGCTCGCCGAGTTCATGCGGTCCGGTATCAATTCGATGGACCAGCTTCGCCACGGTATGCGCGTCGTGAGTGCCAGCAAATCAGCCTTCGTGCCTGCGCCAGGTGTTTTTGTCAGCTGGTGCTTCGCGCCTGAAGGGCTTGGTCTGCCCAGCGTTGAGGCAGCCTATTTGCAGGCTATGCGGAATTCGCACCCGAGCATGGAAGGGCGCGGCAAGTGGTATCACCCCGCCATTTACCACGCTACGGCAGCTGCTGGATTCCTGAGCCTGCAAAGTCTGTCTCGGGAGCTTGGTCTGTTGCGCTTCGAGCAGAAATACCTCGATCAGTGCCGGAAGATCTGGCGCGGTGAAGAGATACCGCCAGCGCCCGTTGCTCAGTTGACTGCGCCGGGCAAAACGATAACGCCCAAGGTCGGAAATGCGGCACTCGCCGGCCTTCGTGCCATCAACAAAAGGGGATCGAAATGAGCGACAACATTCATGCGCTGCCCGTCACTGTTGACCCTATGCGTGCTGTCTTCGAGAAATTCAAACGAGACGTGCCGATTCTGGTCGAGATGGCGCCGTACTTCGCAAAGGTTCGGTTTGCCACGTTCGTTGCGCTGGTCGAGAGCGGTTTCACCATTGAGCAGGCGCTATTGCTGGTCAAGGACAAACCATGAGCAAACTCACGAATGCGGCGCGTGATCGCGAATGCCAGGTTCGGTATCCGGGCTGCTCCAGCGAATCATCCAGCACAGTGCTGGCTCACTACCGTCTGGCGGGCACCTGCGGCATGGGTATCAAACCCAACGACCTGCAAGCTGCTTGGGCGTGCGCCTACTGCCACGACATTGCAGACGGTCGCCTGCGAGCACCGGCCATGCTGAGCCGTGATGAAGTCCGCCTGTACCACGCGGAGGGCGTCATGCGTACGCAGGACATCCTGATTCGTGAAGGGGCGGTGGCGCCGTGACAGTCGCCTTGTCGATGTTCAAGCCGAAGCGCACCCGGGCGAAAGCCGTCGACCGCGAAGGTCTGGAGCAGGCCGCGCTAATGAAAGAAATCAGCATGCGTTATCCGTCGGCCGCCAAGCTGATGTTTCACGTCCCGAACGGTGGGCACCGGCACAAGCTGGTGGCTATGAAGCTGAAAGAGCAGGGCGTGAAGGCTGGCGTTCCTGACCTGGTGCTGCCGATGGCGCGCGGCGGGTACTTTGGGCTGTACATCGAGTTCAAGGCCAAACCACCATTCGATGCTGCTGTGTCGGCGAGCCAGGATGCCTATCTGCACGGGCTCAACGAACAGGGTTACTTGGCGATCGTATGCCGTGGTCACGTTGACGCGCTCGAAGCGCTGCGTGCCTACCTGCTTCAACCGCAGACGAGGGCCGCAGCATGAGCACTGCCGCCCTGAAAATTACCGACGCAGAAATCAAGCGGCAGGCCGCCGGCGACGTTCGGGATCTGCGTGACGTTGAGAATCGTGGCCTCTATCTGCGTTTCACTCGGGACCGTGCGCGGGCGTCGTGGTATCTGGTGGCCAAGGGCAAATGGAATCTTGTCGGCAGCTTCCCCGATCTGAGCGCCAAGCAGGTGGTAGCAGCGCTTCCGGCTATCCGTCTGCGCCTGGCTGCTGGCGCAAACTCGACGCTATCCAAGTGGGCAACCACTGGTGAGCTGCTGGACTGGTTCGCTGAGCGGTATGCACGCGACCGCAACCTGTCGAAAAAGCGCAAGGACACCAGTGCGTCAATGCTCAGATGCCACCTCGTACCATGCCTGGGTGAAACGCCTCTGGCGAACATCGACAATGCCACGCTGGACAGTCAGCTGATTTGGCCGATGCAGCAAACCGTTGAAATCGATTACGTTCGATCCGCATTCCAGCTGCTGGCGCTGGCCTTCCGGCAAGCATTTAAGCTTCGTTTGATCTCGGCCAACCCGATGAGGGACATGAAGTTCAAGGACTTCTCTACAGCCAAGGTCGGCATCAAGGCGTCCCGGCTTCGCGGCGCTCAATTGCAGGACCTGCTTCACCATCTGGCTGGCGTCATCGAGTCCAATCCGCAGGACGGCATGTTGGCCGTGATGATGCTTTGCCATGGCACACGCATCGGCGAAACCCGGCAGGCCCGCTGGTCCCACATCAGCCTGGCTGAGCGCGAGTGGTTCATTCCCAGCGAGAACACCAAGACCGGCGTTGAGCATCATCTTCCACTGACAGATCAGGTGCGGCAGTTGCTGATCTGGTACCGCGACAAACGGCAGGCCGCCGGCTATGACGGGCAGTTCCTGTTCCCCGGGCGCGGCGGTGAAGGTCTCAGTGAGGGACGGGCCAGTGCGGTATTTGCTCGGGTTGGGAAGGGCGAGTGGACCAGCCATGACCTGCGCAAACTTGCTCGCACCTGCTGGGCAGATATCGGGATCGATCACCTGATTGGTGAGCTGCTGATCAACCATGCCATGGGCCACAACGTGAAGGTTTACGTCCAGTCGGGAGTCATGGCCCGCAAGCGTGATGCCCTGATGAAGTGGAACGCCCATCTAGACCGGAAGGGCTTTGCCCTCATTCACGCATTGACCGGCTTTAGATTCGAAGATTCTGATAACCAGCTACAGCCCACGGATGACGTGGCCTCTGGCGCAGTTGCCAACACCACCATAGGCGAGGTTTAAAAATGACCCAAATCCGCATTCATTACCTCGTCGACCGCAAATCGTTTGCCCTCCGCACCCGGTGTCATGTGCCCCGCGTCGGTGATGAGATCCTTTTCCCTGACTGCCACTATCGTGTTGAGTCGGTCCTCTGGATGGAAGATGACGGCGCTCCCTCGGTTCATATCGACCTTAAAAAGGCGAGGCGCCCGATGAGTATTTGGATCGACAGAAAATCCCGGCTTGGCATTGATCCGGCCGATGTTCTGGATGCTGAGGAGGCGGAGCGTGGCGGTGCTCGCTTGCTCGTTCTGGCGATGCGCAACGGCGACACGTATGTGGTCGAGCATTTTCCCGACGGCCACAGCTGGCCCGACATCGACAAAATTCAAGGCCTCGTAAGGTCTGCTCAATGAAGAAGAGTCACGGTCCCGCCTTCCGCAAGGTGATGAAGCCGCTCCGGGAATGCCTCGACTGTCGTGGCAAGGGCTTCAGCGTGGGCATCAGCTATGACCTGGACTGCTTCGCATGCAACGCCTCGGGCTGGGTCTGCGCCGAAACGGGTGACGCGCTGCCGCTGGCTGACCTGGTGCTGCAACTGAATATGAAACTGCGCGCCATGGCTCGCGACTTGGCCTCGGCCGGTCAAGCGTCAGGCGCCCAGGCGCAGTACGAAGGGAACAACCGCCGCGGTGCCGGCGGATCGCACCACACCGGCGACTGACCGGAAACAGAATTTGGATCGGGGATATCTGCATGAACATCAATTCAGCTCGTCAAGCTTGGCATGACTGCACCTACAACCCGGCACCTGGCCAGACCTCCGACGTTGTCCAGTTGGGTGTCGTGGTTCAGGCAACTGAGCGCGGGCCTACAGCCAATCACGCAATGCACAGTGCGCTGGCTGGGCATATCCAGTCGGCAATCTCCCGCCTGCACCCGCAGGTTCGTCTGTTCGGCGAGTACATGTACGCAGCCAACCGCGATGAAGCAATCCGGGAGGCCGCAGAGGAGCTGATCTTTGGCATGGTCGTGTCCAAGTCCAAGCGCATGACCGCAGCGAAACGCGAAAAGCTGGAATTCGTCGTCATGGGTGTGATGCGCCGGTACCGGTACATGCACCAGGGCGGTCAGTCGGCCAATGACGATCCATTGATCAAGCCGGAATCATTCCGCTCATGGTTGCTGGCCGAGTACGGCGTGCGCCTCGAATCATTCAACTGGGACCGTGATTGGGAGTGCATGGTGCGCCTGACCTTTGACTGCTGTGAGGACTTGGATCGCATGGCTTTGAGCCCGGTCGGGGCGGTGATTTATCAGATGAAGGAAGCCGCTTGACTTCCCGTGCGGCTGGAGGCATCATTTTGCCACATTGAGTATTTTGCCTACGGCAACTTGCTCCAAGAAACCCGGCCATTGCGCCGGGTTTTTGCGTTTTCGGCTCCGCCACACCCATTGCTCCGAGCTGGGAGTGCTGCCGGAGCTGATTCAAATCCGCAGGCGAAAGACTGATAGGCCCTCCTGCTCACAACCCGAGGAAATATCATGACTCCTGTAATGCGCTGCAAAATGATCTGTCACGAAATTACACATATCCGCCATGTCAATCAGGATCGAGTAGATCCGCTTTGTGACGTTCGGTTTGGCGCGGTGTGTGCTCTGCCAGGTGATCCGCCGACCGAGAACGCAGTATTCGGAAAATTCACGCCGATGGCCTCGTATACGGCCAAGATCGTGAAGTCAGTCGCCGACAAGCTCGAGCCGGGCAAGGCGTACTACATCGACTTCACCTTGGCGGAATAGCCGCAATCATTTCTTGATTCATCAGCCCTCCAGGCTCCTTTGGCCGCTTTGCTGCGGCCTTTTTATTCCGTCTTGGCTGAGCATTCGGCCTTTTTTCTTCCAGTGGATAGCCCCTATGACAGATGTCTCCCGTATTGCCGACGGAACGATGTTCAAAATCGTCGTGCCCGTTCTGCAAACGATCCTGTCTGCCGGGGCGATTGGCGCTTTCGTGTATGTGGTCGGCTCGCTTAGTGCGCTGCAAAGCCAGCTTGGCGTGTATCAGACCAGCTCAGCCCTTATGGCTCAACGTGTTGATTCGCTTGAGCGCTCCAGGGAGTCGAGCGACAAGTTCATCGACACCTTGCGCAGTTCGGATCAGCGCCAAGACTTCCGGCTCGATTCGTTCACGGACGTGCTGAAGAATTTAGGACGGCCCAAGTGAAGCGCCTGCTGATCGTTCTGCTGCTCGCCGGGTGCGCGCAACAGGAGATACCGGTAGAGCCAGCGTCGGCAGTTCCCGCCCTGGTGGAACAACCAGCCAAACTCACATGTGAGCCTTTCACCACGAACACGCCGCAGCTCAAGCGCATGACGAAAAGCCGTGATGAGTGGAAGCGCTACGCCGAAAGCCTCGAAAAACTGCTACCTGCGGACAAGACACATGGCACTCATCCCTGAATGGCGAAAGGCCTGGCGCCTCACAAGTGTTCAACTGGCCGCACTCGGCGCCGCGCTCAATGCTGTGGCGGTGGGTTGGTCATTGTTTCAGGGTGCGGTTGATCCTCTGGTGTTCGCCAGTGTGAACATGATCTTGAGTGTCGCCGTAGCGGTTTCCCGGGTGGTGAAGCAGCCAGATCTTCAGAAGCCGGAATAAACCGCGCCGCGATTTCAGATGCGCCGTTTCGTGGCGCGAGGTGATACCCATGGCTATTGAAGTCCATCCGGTTCAGACGAGTTGCAAGGGTAAGGCGCGCGCCCCGAAGACGGTGACCATGCGCGCCTACGAGGTCTACTGTCATATGTACGGCAGCCAGGAAGCGATGGTGACGGGCGGGTGCCGCGGTGGGTTCGGTTCGGGGGAGCTGATTGCCTTCCTCTACGCCTATTCATTCCCGAAGGCTGAGTGGTCTGCACGGGTTCAAGAGGCCTTCCGGGGCATGGAGAACATGTGACCAAGAAGTCCTGGCACGTCACCACCCCAGGCTATCCACCATTCCCGATGATCATGCCAGCTGATCACGATCATGCTGGCGCACTGGCATTCGCCAAGGGCATCTGGCCTGCCTGCCACGTAGGGTGAGAATTCAATGCTCGGCTACATGACCGCAAAACAAGCGAAGGCCTTTGGCTTCACGCATCACGGTAAGTACTTCGGCATCCCGGTATGGATCGGTGACCCTGACGGCGAAACGATGGTCGCGACTAAGTGGGCTCCCCTGGAGTACGCAATGTCTGTGACTCATTACATTGAGGGTGCGATTCATAGTCTGCGTGGAACAGAGCCAAGCTTCATGTTCGTACTCGGGCCCGAGATTTCCTGACCGAGGGCCTGCGGGGATGCTCAACATCAAAGGCAACGGCTTCGCTGACTTCCTTTCCGATCTCACAGCCCTTGAGCGGGACCAGATTCCATACGCAACTCAGGAAGCTCTCAACGCTACGGCAGCGCTGGTCAAGTCGCGGCTTGAGGACGAGATCAGGTCAGTCTTCGACAGGCCCACGCCTTACACAGTGAACAGCCTGCGTATCCTTTATGCCTCGAAGAAGAAAGGCATATTCGAAGCGCGCGTCTGGATGAAGGACGAGGCAGACGGCGCCGCGCCCGCATCGCGCTGGCTCACCCCTGAGGTATACGGCGGGCCGCGGCCTGATAAGCGTACCGAGTCGCTATTGAAGGCTCGCGGCATCCTGCCTGAGGGCAAGTTCGTCGTGCCAGGCAAGGGCGTGAAGCTCGATAGCTACGGCAACATCGGCCGCGGTCAGCTACAACGCATTCTGTCCGGCTTGGGCGCTCAGTTTGATCGCGCATCAAACAGCACCGACAGCAAGCGAAGCCTGAAGAAAGGCAACCGAACACGATACTTCTTGATGAGGCGCGGCACTGAATCCATTGGCATTGCCGAACGGACGGGCAAGCAGCGGGATGCGGTTCAGCTCGTCATCGCATTCGTTGGTAAGCCTGGCTATGGCAAGACGCTGGACTTCTTCGGCGTTGGTGAGCGCGAGGCAGAATCGCAGTTGCCCGCTCAGTTCGAGAAAGCATTTGAGCGGGCGCTGGCCACTCGGCGGCGCTGATCAGCCGAAAGGGCTATGCACTGTTTTGGTGCGCTCGATCCGAGCATTCAGGCCGTCAGAAAAGAAAGGGTCCTTCCGGGGGCCCCCTGGGGGTGAGGGTAATTCGAGCCCCGCCTTTGAACTATGTATGACTTTTTTTCAGGGGGGTTGGTTGTTGTATTGTCGTCGGCCTGAAAGGCCCGGAATAGAGCCGTTTCTGCGATTTAATACACCAACCTGACCCCCGAATACACCAACTAAACACCAACCGGCTCGCGGCAGCTCCCAGCCTCGTCAATGGAGGAGGCAAATGGAGCCCAAACCTCACTGGCTGAACAAAAGTCAGATGGCGGCAAGCCTGGGCATCACGGTTCAGGCGTTCGATAAGTGGAAGGTTGAATCGGTCGCGAAAATGGGCCGGGAGAACTTCTACGACGTCCGGACTGTTTTGGATAACCGGCTTGCTCAGGCTGAACAGAAAAGCGCTGCCTCGGATACTCCTGCCGGTATTGACCCGCTCATCGAATACAAGCTGATGGTCGAACGCCAAGGTTTGACGGCGGCCCAGCGTATTGCTCAGGAAAAAAAGAACGAGGTCGCCGACAAGCAACTTGTCCCTGTCGGCTTTGCAATATTCGCATTGTCAAAAATCGCCGCACAGCTCGGTTCTTTGCTGGATACGGTCCCGCTGAAGCTCAAACGTAAACACCCTGACATCGATGTGAGACACATCGAATCCCTGCAGCGCGAGATTGCTCTGGCGCGCAACCTCGCCGCCGATTCCGGTGAGCAATTACCGGAATTCCTCGATGAATATCTTGAAACCTTGGCTGATTGACCTTCAAAAGGCGATCAAAGCGGGACTCCGCGCCCTCTATAAAGAGCCTCCGCTGACTGCGGTCGAGTGGGCAGATACGCATTTTTACCTGTCGTCCGAGTCGTCCTACCAGGAAGGTAAGTGGGAAACTGCTCCGTTTCAGGTCGCGATCCTCAACAGCATGGGTAATGACCTCATCAGGATCATCAACCTGATTAAATCTGCCCGGGTCGGTTACACGAAAATGTTGATGGCAAACGTCGGCTACAAAATTCAGCACAAGCGCCGCAACGTGCTGAGTTTTTGCCCGACCGATCCAGATGCCGAAGAGTTGATGAAGCGTCACGTTGAAACAATGGTTCGTGATGTGCCGACCCTCCTGGAGCTGGCCCCATGGCATGGTAAAAAACACCGGGACAGCTCGCTCAGTGCGAAAAGGTTTCAGAACGCCAAGATGCTGTGGTGTCTGGGCGGTAAGGCGAGCCGGAATTACCGTGAAAAATCGCCTGATGAGGTGATTTACGATGAGCTTTCAAAGTTTGAAGCCAACGTAGAGGGCGAGGGCGCGCCGACGTTTCTGGGCGACAAGCGTTTGGAAGGGGCAACGTTTCCGAAATCAATCCGTGGTTCGACACCGAAAACAAAAGGCACCTGCCAGATTGAAAAGGCGGGCGAAGAGTCACCTTATTTCCTTCGTTATCACATCCCGTGCCCGCGTTGTTCTGCCAAGCAGAACCTTATGTGGGGCGGCAAGGACTGTGAATTCGGCATCAAGTGGAGCAAAAACGAACATGGAGAGGTGTCTGAAGCCTGGTACCAGTGCGCGCATAAAGGCTGCAAGGTTCTCTATCACCAGATGGTTGAAGCAGCGAAAAAAGGCCGCTGGATTTGCGAAAAGACCGGGATATGGACTCGGGATGGCATCGACTGGTACGACCCCGATAACAAACTTCGCGCGACACCTCGCACTGTTACCTTTCACATTTGGACCGCGTACAGCACGTTCACAACCTGGCTGGACATGGTCACCGAGTTCGACAAGGTCCGGGACAACCGAGAAAACCTGATTGCGTTCGTCAACACCACGCTCGGTGAGACGTGGGAAGACGACCAGGGCGAGAAGGTCGACTGGGAACAGCTGTATATGCGCCGCGAGGTTTTCCCTCAGGTGCCGGCCCGCGGCTTGACGCTGATGGGGTCAATCGATACTCAGGATGACCGCTATGAAGGCCGGGTCTGGGCGTTCGGCGTAGGCGAGGAGGCCTGGCTGGTCGACAAGTGGGTGCTCATGGGCGACCCAGCGAGCGAAGAGCTTCGCCGAAAGGTTGGCCTGAAAATCCACCAGATGTATACCCGCGCGGATAACGCAAAAATGCGCGTCGAGCGGTGGTGCTGGGACTCAGGCGGGCACTACACCGATGAGGTGTACGCCGAAAGCCGTCGCCACGGTGAAATGTGGGTGATCCCAGTTAAGGGCGCCAACATACCTGGCAAGCCGATCGCCAACTGGCCGAAGTCGCGTAACGCCAAAAAGGTCTGGTTGGTTGAGGTTGGTACCGAAAACGCAAAAGAACTGATCTACAGCCGGCTGAAAATTCAACCAAACACAGCGGGTGACGCTGTGCCGGGTTGCGTTCATTTACCTGCGAACGACGAAATCTGTGGCGAAGACGAGTTGAAACAGCTCACCGCTGAAACCAAAGAGCTGAAAATCGAAAAGGGCAAACGCATCTATAGGTGGACTGCAAAAGGTCGGCGCAACGAAGCGCTCGACTGTTTTGTTTATGCCTTGGCAGCACTTCGTATCAGCCAGCAGCGGTTCGGGCTCGATCTCCAATTACTCGCCGGCGCTCGCCGCGCCCCAGCACAACGTGGAACGCGTAGCCGCGCCAGAGGATGACCATGACCGAAGCACAGCAGCGCTTGGCGGATGTCCGCACGGCTATCGAGAAGGTTTTGAAGGGCGGCCAGATTGTCCGTTACGGCGAGCGCCAGGTGACGCGCGCCGATCTGGCGACGCTGCGCAACCTGGAATCTGATTACGCCGCTGCAGCAGCGGCCGAAGGCAACAAATCCCGCGGACGCAACCGCATCAGCTATATGAGGTTCTGAAATGGCTTGGTTCTCACGTACCACTCCAGAAGAGCGGATGGTGCGTGAGGTGACGCGCGCCGCTTCTGATCTGGTTCAGAGTCAGCCGAGGGCGCAGGGCGGTGGCGGCGGCAGCGAAACTCGCTGGCACGGCGCATCCCGTGCGCTACGTAGTATGTCCAGCTGGCTGCCTTTCCTTGGCAGCCCAAACCGCGATCTGAGTACGCCCGAACGTAAAACGCTTGTCGCTCGCTCTCGCGATGCGATGCGCAACCACCCGATTGCGCGCGCTGCTATTGTCCGAACGCGTACAAACGTCGTGGGTACCGGCCTGATCTGTCGTCCGCAGGTTGACCACGAAGCACTGGGCATCACTGAAGAGGCCGCCGATATTCTCAATGCGCAGATCCAGCGCGAATGGGAAATGTACGCCGGTGATCCTCGGGAGTGCGACGCCGAGGCCACGTTGAACCACTATCAGCTCCAGGCCCTTGCGCTGGTGTCCGCCATGACCGGCGGCGACTGCTTCGCCACCACGCCATGGATTGACCGTCCCGGCACCGTTTACAGCACTCGCCTTCAGCTCATTGAGACCGATCGGGTGTCAAATCCGAACGGGCAGCCCGACAGCCAGTTTCTAGTGGAAGGGATTGAATTCGATGAATACGGCGCGCCAGTTGCGCATCACATTTGCAACGGGTACCCCGACGACAAGTTTCTAAAGTACCCCCTGCGCTGGGATAGGGTAGAGGTGTTCGGCGCAGAAACTGGGCGCCGACGCGTGCTGCAGGTCTGGTGCGACAAAGAACGCCCTGGACTGAAACGCGGCGCTCCCTATCTCGCCCCGATTCTTGAACCGCTGCAAAAGCTCGAACGTTATGCCAGTGCCGAACTGATGAGCGCTGTCATTTCGGCCATGTTCACGGTCTTCATCAAGAAAAACGACAACTTCAACGATGGCGGGCAGGGCCAGCCGCTGTTTGGTGACGAGGATCCTTCACCAGGTGGGGTTGGCGGCGGCGGTGCCGTTGAATTGGGCGAGGGCGCCATTGTCGATCTTGCGCCTGGCGAAGAGCCCATGGTTGCAAACCCGGCCCGACCAAATGCCCAGTTCGACCCGTTCTTTTCGGCCATCGTCAAAGAAATTGGCGCCGCGCTGGAGATTCCGCTCGAGGAACTGATGCTGCATTACAGCAGCAGCTACAGCGCTGCCCGTGCGGCCATGCTCCAGGCCTGGCGCTTCTACACAATGCGCCGCTGGTGGTTGGTGTGCGATTTCTGCCAGCCAAGCTATGAACTGCTGTTCGATGAAGCAGTGGCACGGGGTCGCATCCACGCCCCTGGCTACAGCGACCCGGCACTGCGCAAGGCTTACACGCGTTCCATTTGGATCGGTCCAGCGCGCGGTGCGATTGATGAGCTTAAGGAGGCGAAAGCCGCTCGCGAGCGCATTGATGTCGGCATCAGCAATGAAACCATGGAAACGGCCGCGATGACCGGCGAGACCTGGCAGCAGGTCAACCGGCAACGTGCCCGCGAACTGGAACAGCGGCGGGCCAATGGTACGACGGCGGAGGTCGTTGCGCCGGTGGTGCCTGCTGTTCCGCCGAAGCCCGAAATTGACGACCCAGAGGAAGAATAATCATGCCGAGAGCCTTCGAGCTGGCCAGTGCTCAGCCTTGGCTGATGCTTCCTGATGCCCTGGACAATCTGCTTGCGATAGCCGACCGGCAAAACGACCTGGAAGCACTGGAAACGCGCTTGGGGAAACAGCTCGACAATTCCCGCACTGTCACCCAGCGCGGCAACGTTGCCGTGATCCCTGTGACCGGTCCGATTTTCCGCTATGCGTCCTTCTTCACCCGCATCAGCGGCGCAACCAGCACCGGCACCATTGCAACAGACCTGCAGGCCGCATTGGATAACTCGGCAATCAAATCGATTGTTCTGAACATTGATAGCCCGGGCGGTGAAGCCAACGGCATCAACGAACTTGCCGACATGATTTATGCGGCGCGCGACAAAAAAAGGATCGTTGCGTACGTCGGCGGCAGCGGCGCAAGCGCGGCGTACTGGATTGCCAGTGCGGCAAGCGAAGTCGTCGTCGATGCGACCGCGCTGGTCGGCTCCATCGGTGTCGCGCTGAACGTCTCGGTCAGCAAGGAGCAGGACGGCAAGAAAAGCTATGAAATCGTCAGCGGCACCGCGCCGAACAAGCGGCCAAACATCGAAACTGACGAGGGCCGCGCCGAGATCACCAAGACGGTGGACTCGCTGGCCAACGTATTCCTCAGCAAGGTCGCTCGCAACCTGAACGTTTCCGCTGACAAAGTCCCCGAAATGGGCGGTCATGGTGGCCTGAAAGTGGGCGCCGAGGCCGTTGAATCAGGGTTGGCGCACCGCGTCGGCTCCCTTGAATCCATAATCGCCGAGTTGGCCGGTCCTGCCAGCAACCCACCGAGGAAACCCCTTGTGACTATTGTAAAAACCACGGCGGAGCTGCACGCAGCTATTGAGGCCGGCGCTGATCCAAAAACTATCACCATCGCAGCGGCTGAAACCATCGACACGGACGCGATCCGCGCCGCTGCTACGGCAACGGCAGTTGCTTCCGAGCGTGCCCGTTACGACGGCATCACAGCGCTCGCGGCGCCCGGCTTTGACGCCGAGATCAAAGCCGCGCTTGCCAGCGGTGCCACCGTCGAAGCAACAGCTCTGACTTTGTACACGGCTGCTAAGGATCGCGGTATCAACCTGGCTGGCATCGAGAGCGATTCAACGCGCGCCGCCGCGGCAGCCGCTGCTGCCGGTAAAGGTGAGCAAACGTTTTCCACCAAAAGCATCTGGGCCGGTCGCAAAGGAGCGAAAGCATGAAATACGACATCGTTACTCAGGGTGCGCGAACTGCCGCGTTTTTGCTGAATGAAGCCAGCGGCGAACGCTCCCGCGAGCAGATTCTGTTGCTCAAGGGGACCGTCGCTTTCCCGGCTGGCCAGGTGCTGTCGAAAAACGCCGCAGGCAAATATGTGCCGTTCGTTGCTCCCGCGGCTGGCGCTGCGGTCGAAGTGGCCGTCCTTTACGAAGGCCGTGATGCCGATAACACCGCTGACCGTTATGCCACGGGCGTGGTGCGTGACTGCGAGGTCATCGAAAGCCTGCTGGTAGGCCTGACTGATCCGGCGAAACTGGCGCTCGCTGCTTCCGGAATCATCCTGCGCTAAGCGAAGCACACCCCTTTATCTCAACCGCCTGATGGCGGTTTTCTCGTTTTTGGAGCACGGAATGGCCGATCTGAGTATTTTCGCGGGCGACGATTTTGGTCGCATCGCTTTGACCACCGCTATCAACCAGCCTGTAGAGGGTGAAGCGGTACCCACCACCTTGGACTCTCTGTTCGAAGAGTCCGGCGTGACCACCACCGCGGTCTTCATCGAACGCGAGCACGACAGCCTGACTTTGGTCCCGGCTGCCGAGCGTGGCGCACCCAGCGACCCAACCACCGGTGCGGGCCGTGACATGATCCCGTTCCAGACCATCCACCTGCCGACCCGCGCCGTGATTCGCGCCGATGAAGTCCAGGGCATTCGTGCTTTCGGTACTGAAAGCGAGCTTGAAACCGTGCAGGCCATGGTCGAAAAGCGCCTGCTGAAAATGCGTAAGCGCCTCGATGCCACCATCCGCTATCAGCGTGTCGGCGCCATCACCGGCAAGGTCTACGATGCCGACGGCACGCGCCTGCTGCTCGATCTGTATGCCCGTTTCGGCATCACTCAGCAGACGCTGGCGTTTGCCATGAACGCAACCGAAGCCAAGCTGCTGGCGAAGGTCACCGCAGCGAAGCGTATGGCCGAAGACGTTGTCGGCGGTAGCGGCATCATCACCGGTTGGGTCGGGATCTGCGGTCGCGCTTTTTTCGACGCCTTCACCAATCATGATTCGGTCCTCAAAGCCTATGATCGCTGGAATGATGGCCAGTTTCTGCGTCAGGACAACCGCGCGGGCTTCAGCTTCGGCGGCGTGAACTGGGAAGAGTTCTACGGCAAGGTTGGCGACATCCTGTACATGGATCCGAACAAGGCTTACCTGGTACCGGTTGGCGTTGATGGCCTGTTCATCACCAACTTCGCCCCAGCTGACTACATGGAAACGGTCAACACCACCGGTGTTCCGTTCTATGCCAGCCAAGAGGCGATGCGCCACAACAAGGGCATCGACATGGAAGCCCAGAGCAACCCGCTCAGCCTGTGCACCATGCCACGTGCAGTCATCGAACTGACCTTGTAATGGGAGGCTCAGAGTTCGACGACATCTTTGAAGATGCGGACGATGAGCTTTTCGTTGTTTTCGGCCAGCAAGGTGGAGCGCTCTACGAAGCCAAGGATGGCGGGATGTCGGGCACCGTTGGTGCGGTGATTCAGCGCAACGTCGGCTCTCCCGCCGGCGGTGCCTTTGTCGTCGTGGAACTTGCCGTGGACCTGCGCATAAAACACGTGCCAGCTCCTCAGCGAGGCGACCTGCTGACGGTCAACTGCGTCCGGTACATGCTCAACGAGCACATGGGCACGGACGGGAAAATCAATCGTTTTTCTCTGATGCCGGTGACCTGATGGCCGCGAACAATCTGCTGAGTGAAGGCCGAAAAGCGCTTCTCGTCAGGCTTTCAACAATATCCGTGGATAACGGATATGCCACACCGGCTGGTGCCAACACTCATTCCGGCTGGTTCAACGAAGTTCTGAAGGAGCGCAATGTGGCGTTTCCGCTCATTGTCGTCCAGAAGGCGAAAGGGCAGGCGCCTGTTGCAGGGCCGCATGCACTGAAGGTCTTTTCGGGCTTCAGCGTCATCGGCTCGGTTCAGGCCGGGATTGATGATTACGAAGACGCCATCGAGGACCTGGAACAGGATCTGCTGCGCTGCCTCATGCCGACACAGGGAGTGCTTCCCGCCTGGCTGCCGCGTGGTATTTGCGGGCTCACCATCGGCGCCCCGGAGATTTACCCTCCAGCCGAAGGCCTCACCGCCGCGACCGTCCTCATTCCGGTTTTTCTCCACACCATCATTCAGGTAAAGCCAAATGGCTAAAGTCGAAGATGCGCCGCTGTCTGCCGATAGCGCTGGCGCTCCAACTGAGCGCGCCGCCCCGACCTTTGAAGTCGAGCTGGTCAAGCCCCACACCCATGCCCGCAAAAATCTTCTGCCGGGTGCAAAAATCAAAGTCACCGCTGAGCAACGTACCTGGCTGAAAGGCCTGGGTGTGATCGCTGGCGACACTTCGGAGAAGTGAAACATGGCACGCGAAATTGAAACGTTCGTAGTGGGCGGTCTGGTAAAAATGCGCCCGTATGGCGTCGGCGGCGCGTTCACGGCCGTTGGCTTGGTCTCAACCATGCAACAGGCCATTGAAAAAACCGACATCACCCTGGCGGACACCACTACCCCGCAGGGCGGTGAGTACGACGCGTTGAGCCGTATCACCAGCATGTTGCTGACCATGAACTGGCGTGAGCTTTACACCGGTAACCTGGCGGCGATGTACTGGGGCGATGTGACCAAGGTCCCGGCGAAGACCGTGACCGACGAAACCCACGTGGCGACCAAAGGCGGCACAATCCTGCTGGACAACATGCCGCTCATCATCACCTCGGTAACTTCTGCTGTCGGCAGCACCGTGTTCGTTGAGGGCGACGATTTCCAAATGACCGGTTCGGGTATCGAGATTCTGGAAGCTGGCGACATCGCCGATGCAGCCTCCTTGAAGATCACGTACAGCTCGGCGTCCGTGGATGTAATCGAAGCGCTGACCAACAGCGGCAAGGTTTACGAAATCCTTTTCGAAGGCGCGAACGCTGCCGGTACCAAACAGCGCTTGAACCTGCAGTACTTCCGCTGCCAGCTCAGCCCGTCGGCGAGCACTGACTGGATCAGTACTGACGATTTCATGGGCGCGGAAGTGGTTGCGAAGGTGCTTTCTGATCCGGCCAAAGTTGGTGCTGGCAAGTCGAAGTACATGAAAATCATGAAGGAAGTAGCGGCTTAATTCGTCGCTCAGTGCCTCGGCACCGGGTTCCCGGTGTCGGTGCCGCCTTTGGCTCGCTCAGTTTTACTGACTGGAATGAACATGGCAGAAATCACAACGTCCACGGTCCATGAGATCAACGGGCTGGAGGTGGTTTTTCGAGAACTCACCGTCGCCGATATCCGGAAACTCATGACGGGGGAATCGGAAACCGATCTTGTTGGCGATAGCCTCTTCGAAACCATCCGCATTTCGGATATCCCCAAATTTACGTCTCTGCTCCCCGAGCAGATCGATCTGCTTCGCCCGAGCCATATCCGCGCAGTGATTGGTTATTGCGAGAAACAAAACCCGGATTTTTTCGCATGGCTGGCCAGGCTCAACAAACCCCTGGCCAGGCACTGAAAAACCTCGACGACTGCGTCTGCGCACTTATCCGTGTCGGGCACCATCAGGTGCTGGCATATCCCTGGCGGCTGTTTTTGCGAGCCCTGAAAGGTTGAAAACCCATGCGTGACATCGAGCTTCGCCTGACGGCTGACCTGGACAGTGCAACCAAGGAAGTGGCCACGTTCCGCAAGGAATACGGCAACCTGGTCAAGGCTGTTGAGAAGCCGTTGCGCCAGGTGAATGCTTTTCGTGATCTCGAAACAAATGTCGAGCAGACCGGCAAGGCAATGCGGGATGCACGCGAGCGGGTGCGTGAGCTTTCTGGCGAGTTGATCAAGGCAGAGAACCCGAGCCGGCAGCTTCAGGAATCGTATCGTGCTGCTGGTCGCGAATTGCAGCGGCTCGAGCGGGTAGAAGGCACCCAGACGGCCCAGTTGGCGCAGATGAGCGCCGGCCTGAGAGTGGCGGGCATCGACACCCGCAACTTGGCCCGCGAGCAGTCACGCCTCAGCAGCGAATACGGCAAGGCGATGGGCGCCGGCCGCGCAGACAGCGCGTTGAGTAATGCTCGCAGCGCGCTGGGCGCGAACGCCGTTCGCGATACCCAGATCGAACTGGCGAAACTTCGTGAGCAGTACAGCCTGGTGAAAGCCTCGGGCGAACTGTCTGCCCGAGATCTTGGCATTGCCCAGGCCAACTACCGCCGCAGCGTAACGGCGACGCTGGTGAAACTCCGCGAATTGCGCGCGGTAAACGCTGCGCCGATGAAGGCAGCAACCCCGGCGGTTGCGGATACCTCACGGCAAACGTTCGGCATCAAACAGTTGCGCGACCTTCGCACGCAGCTTGCTTTCCTGAACTCGGATTACCAGCGCCTCACCCGGTCAGGCGTTCTGTCCGCCGAAGAACGCGCCGTTGCCGAAAATCGTTATCGTCAACAGGTCGAACAAACGCGCCGCTCGATCGCGGCTCTTTCCGGGGCTCAGGCCAGGCAGGCAAGAAGCGGCACCGCTGCAAAGCCGTCATCGGGTCTCGCTGAAAACATCACCCTTGCCGGTGCTGGGCTGACAGCGATCGCCGCCAGCGTGGCTTATCTGAAAGCGACTGACACCGCTAAAAAGATGGAAGCGCAGCTGCGTCTGTCCACGTCCAGCCAGCAGGAATTCAACGAAGCCCAGCGGGCAACGTTCGAAATTGCTCAACGCAATCAGGCGCCTCTCGAAGGGGTTGTGACCCTGTATGCGCAACTTGCTCCTGCGCTGGCCCAGATGGGGCGCGGCCAGAAAGATACGTTGGGCGTCATTGATGCAGTTACCCAATCGTTGCGAATCAGCGGCGCGACGGCCAGCGAAACTGCCAGTACCGTCCTGCAATTCTCCCAGGCGCTTGGTTCGGGCGTTCTGCGCGGTGACGAATTCAACTCGATTGCGGAAAACTCTCCGCGGTTGCTGCGCGCACTTGCGGACGGGCTCAAAGTGCCGACCGGCGCTCTGCGGGCGATGGCGGCAGAGGGCAAACTGACGGCCGATGTCATCGTCGACACCTTGCTTGGCCAGCTTCCGAAATTGGCCGCTGAAGCGAAAAACTTGCCCGAAACATGGGGTGGTTCGTTCGAGCAGCTGAAAAATCAGATGATCGTCACCACAAAGCAATTTGATGATTTTTCAGGCGCTTCAAACACAGCCATTGCGGCGGTGCATGGCTTTACGGCCGCGCTGTCGAAATTCTCCAGCGGAGAGTTTGGCGACTTCTTCCGCGATACAAAACAGTCGGTTGGTGGCTTCAATAATGATATCGCCGGCGCGCTGGCCAAAATGCGGGACCTCACCGAGGCCCGCGCCAAGCTGGACAAGAACAACCCCAAAGACACGGTTTTCTACAATTGGAAGTTCTATAACAAAGGCGATTTTGACAAGGCGCTTTCGTTACTTAGTACGTTTGTAACTGATTCTAAGAAGGCCAGGGACAAATTGGCTGCCGACCAGGGCCTTTCAGACTCCCAGACCGATAAAGCAAGTAACGAACGGTTCGATGCCGCTCGGGCGCAAAGCGTCAAGCTCAAAGAGTTGCAGACCCAAGTTTTGGCGGAAGCAAAAAAGGGCCTGCACGATCAGGTAGCAGCAGAGCGCGAAGCCACCTCGGCGCTGAAGAAGGCGAAGGACGAACAGCTCGAAACGCAGAAGAAATACAAAGATGCACTTGCGGGATTGGATAGCACCGAGGCCGGGGAGGCGTCATACGGGAACGCGCAGGCCCTGAAAGTGGGCGCCAGAAATGCGCTTCAGAGTGGTGATGTCGACGGCGCCAAGAAGAAGGCTCAGGCATCGCTAGAAATGCTGCAGAAGCTCGCAGATGCCGGGGGCAACACTTTCGGCTTTGCCGGTTTTATTAAAGAGCTCCAGAGCATCGAAGTTGCTGCGGACGGTATAAATGTTGCCAAGGCCGAGGACAGTCTTTCAGCGGCAACAGCCAAAACGGCAGAGCTAAAAGCCGAGCTTGCAAAGCTCAAGGATGTGCAGATTACACCGGTCCTCAGCGACGAGGCGGTCGCTGCGGTTGTCAAGCAGATGAAAGACCTGCGGGTCACGCTGGGGCTGGAGTTCGCAGGAGCGGCCATTCAGCCTACACAGGAAATGAAAACCATCGCAGGGCAGGACAATGCCCCGGTTTCCTTCCCGACAACAACCACTGCCGTGCCAAAAGATCAGCAGGTCCGACAGCCTGTCTCCACCGTCGTCGAAACGCCTGCACCAAACAACAAGCTTAAATATCAGGCTGGCGTCACTGATTATGCGCAGCAGGATCTGAGCGTTAAGGTCGAGCCGGTGCTCGAGGAGGACTACTACCAGAAGATGGTGCGGGAGGTCGCCGCGCGCGGGAAAATTCCCGTGTCACTGGAGCCGATGGTGGCGGAAGACGCGGCAGGGAAGATTGATGTTCCTGTCACGTCGAAA